CCAGTTGTTCCCGTTGGGACTAGTGTCCTTCCCTAATGTGGTCGCGGTTGCTGCACTGTTGTCCGCGAACTCAAGGTGGAACCCGTTGGTGCCGTAGCTGCCGGTGTACGCCTTGGGGTTCCACACGCCGGTGGTGGCGGAGAACTCGCCGAAGCTGGTGGGGTCTAGCGCTTGGCCGTCGATGAAGTGGATGTCGGCGAGGTAGGCACTCATAAATGAGTACCCCAGCGCGTGACACATTGTATGTGTAGACGTGCTATTTATTAAAGTCTGAGTGTTAAGGGGAATCGTAGGGTTGGAGGACCACGAAGTTAGTCTTACACCGTTGATCCAGATCTGACACCGGTCTTCGGCAGTCGCGTTAGTGGAATCAAAGTTTATGAGATAGTGCATCCAAGCTGACGCATCTCGGAATACGGCAGTCGACTGCTTAAACGCCAGCGGCACCGAGCCTAGATACAAAAAAGCAGAGTTTGTTGTAAATCCAAAGTTATCGGCAACGCCTGCATCCATTAAGTATTCATAACTTTGCCCAATTGCGACACGCTTCACCCACCCCGCCCAGGTCCACGTCTTGCGGTTGCCCGCTGATGCAGGCGTGCGAGACAAGTAGGCACTGTCACTACTGTTGAAACGGACGGATCTGGAGATCTGGTAGGCAGTCGGTGCTGCACTGCGTAGCAACAGGGATGTTGCATTTCCTGGAATAGTCATCAGGTAACATTGCTAATCAGTTGAGCACTAATACGGGTAGTGCTTTCCACGAAGTAAGCCAACACAGAAACACTGCTAAGACCAGTGCTCATGGTTGGCGTTCCTCCTGAGAACTTCCAGTTCGACCCATAGGCAACAGTCGCTGCCGTCGTTCCGTTCTGAGTAATGACAATGACCCCACTCTGACCAGCAGTCAGGTTGGTAGGGTTAGCCAACGTAATTGATCCCCCAGCAGGGAGGGTCATGGAAAAGTTATTAGCAGACGCGAAGCTCAGAGTCACCGTGCCACTAACCGAGCCTTGGGCAGAGATGTTGCCCCGTTGAGCAGCAGTAAAGGTCTGTGCAACATCGGTCTTAGCTGTAGTCGCGGCATAGGTAGGGACAAGGGACGCCCCTTCCTTGACATAAATAATATCAAGATCAGTTGCGTAGACAACTTCTCCTTCCTGAAGGTCTCCAACACTGGAGTTTAGATTTGAGTAAGTTCCCCGTGCAATACGAACGGGAGTACGAGTGCTAGGCGTAGGCATTAGAAGGCTCCTCCATTAATGGTTTGTGAAAGGTTAACAGTGCTGCTGGCATTATCAAAATTGCCACCATCAAGGACAGTTACGGTAGGACTTTGGGATACCCAACTAAGTGTTCCCGTGCCATCAGTAGAAAGGAATTGTCCTGATGTACCAGTATTAGGAGGGAGTGTCAGAGTTATGCTTGAAGTGACAACTGAAGGAGCTTGAAGCCCAACATAGTGGCTAGCATCTGAATCTGAGAAGCGCAACCAAGTTCCAATTCCTGCAGCGTTTATCAGTGCTGTTCCCGTTAACGTAGGGTTAGCAAGCGGTGCATAGGTTGATCCTGCAGCTGATGTCGTCAGGTAAGACGACATGCCCGCTTGGGTTTGGTAAGTAGAAGCTGCGTTTGTCTGAGTGAGGTAAGTAGAGGCAGCGTTAGTCTGGGTTAGGTAGGTAGAGGTAGCGTTGACTTGCGTGAGGTAGGTAGAAGCTGCCGTGGTAGCACTCAGCTTTGAGCTATCCAAAGCAAGAATGTCCGTCTCTGCAGTATTCAAATCTGTCTGCAGAGTAGTAATTGCATCCCCGTATCTTGTCTCTGGATCATTTGGAAAATACTGAATCCAGACCCAGCTAGTAGTAGCAGTGGAATACACTAGTCGAACATTAAGCCCCGCATCTCCAACAAAACCAGCGGGGAGACCAGATAGAGGTGTGAAAGATTGAATACCTGTTGAGTTCTGAATCTCAATGGCATCATTATTAGAAGGAGTAGCAGGAATGCTCGCTACATTAGCGATCAAGTCATAAAGGATTGCACTGGCAACAGCAGCAATTGCCTGATCAGCCTTAGTATCAGCAGCAAGCGCTGTATTAACGGCTCCTTGAGAGTTTGTAAGAGCCGTTGAAGAGGTGGAGTTAGCAGTATTGGCGGTAGTTACTGCTCCATTAGCAGTTGTAATTGCTGTCGCAGCAGCAGCACTAGCAGCATTTGCTGTTGTAACTGCATTGGAAGCATTGGTGCTAGCTGCATTCGCTGTGGTGACAGCACCCTGAGCAGTGGTAACAGCACTATTGGCTGTAGAAACTGCAGTTGTTGCATTTGCTGAGGCTGTGTTAGCGGTAGTTACAGCACTCTGGGCAGTCGTCGTAGCAGTGTTAGCTGTACTAACGGCACCATTTGCTGTAGTGACTGCATTGTTCGCCGTAGTGACTGCTGATGCCGCTGTGGTATTAGCAGCATTAGCCGTTGTGACAGCACTAGATGACGATGTATTCGCAGAGTTAGCAGTGTTGACTGCCTGATTAGCAGAGTTAACTGCATTATTGGCGGTAGTTACAGCACTCTGGGCAACCGTCTGTGTATAGTCAGCTTTTTGGTTTGCCTTCTCAGCTTCCCTATTAGACTCCTGCGTAACGTATAGGTTCTGAGTAAAGTTCTCGTTCAGATCCTGAGACCGAATGGCCGAGCCGGGATAGAAGGTGGCAGCCAGGTCAGAGTCATCTGTAACTCGATAGATTTGCACCGTAGCCCCAGCAGTAGGGGCTGTGGTGAACTGAATAGTCGTAGCGTTGGCGAGGGTGTATGCAGTTGTAATAACACCATTAAGTTTTACCTTAATATCGGTGTTCTCAAGATATGGGAAGGTAAAAGAAAAGAGGACGGTGGTTCCGTCCCCTGTGTATGTATTCTGTGTGACGGCCATTACTATTTATTTTGCAATTGAAGAAGTTCTGCGTATTGCTTGGCTGCCTTGGTGTCACCACGCATTGAAGCTTGTTGACCAAGTTTGGCGTAGCGAGCAGCAATGCTTGCCGATGTATCACCGTTTTCGGCTGATAGTTTCACTTCAGCGAATTCCTTTGCATCACGGAAGATTTGATCGATGGCTTTTGTGTGGTAATTTGATCCCACTGGCCATTGCTCTTTAGGGATGCCTTTGTTTCGCAGTTCCTGTACGAGGTCGTATGAGTCTTTGTAGGCTTGGGTCTTGAACAAGGAATCGAGCCTTGGGCCAATCCCGTATTCACCCATAAAGTCTTGCATTTGACTACGTTCTACAGCTGATAACCTCCGCCCCTTACTGTCAGTACGTAAGGTGAACGCTACATCGTATCCCGACTTACGTAGAAGTTCTTGGGTCTCGTTCCATCCAGGGTTGATCTGAAATGGGCTGATGATGTTAGTGCCCCGGACAATTGGGTGGTAAAGTTTGAGAGGCTCACCATAAAGAATCTCACGCTTGTACGGTAGGGCACCCTTGAAACCAACGTTCCTGTTTGCGATTTGTTGTCTGAAGTCTTCTTCTAGCTCTCGCATACCGGGGTTAAAAGCCTCAGCAATCTCCTTCCTAAGACTGGAGTACGGGAGAATACCGTTTGAGTACATCGCAATCGTCTTATTAATACCTGCTCCGGCGCCACCTGAACTGAACAGCTCAGCCAGTGGCTGCAAACCGCTAAGAAAAGTCTTATTGGTGAGGTTCATGGCTAACAGGTACGAAGCCCGTTCAAACCATGTCTCAGTCCAGACGCTTCCTTTGTTGTCTGAGTTGTCACCGATGTCGGCAATCATCGCGAGGTAACTAGCAAAGGGATCCAGCCCGTCGTACCCAACCCAAACGCCATCTGCCAACTTGATAGACCGGGGTGACCACCCAGACTGATACCAAGCATTTCTCGTTTCCTTGTCACCAGGACCGTTACCGGTCAGATTTCCACTGAGGTACATGCCAATAGCACCAAGCGTAATCATCTGACCTGTAGCAATACGACCTTCGTACATTGCTTGTGTAGAAGCAAGGTCGGTGATGCCGTATTTGGCGGTGACTGCTTCGATGGTGTCTGGTGTTACATTGAGGATCTCATCGACTTCTTTGATGAAGCTGTTGAAGATCGGAACTTTCTTACCAAAACCACCCATCGTCCCAAGAGGATTGTATGTCAACGTATACTTCAATGCATTGATACCCGTTTTTGGGAACATCAGGTATGGCTGAAGAATGGGTGCTCTATTTAGCAGGGCATTTACCCACTTAAAGCTATCCCCTAGTTCAGTGGTAAGAGCTGCTTCATCACCAGCAAGCGTTGCCGCTTTATCTGTGACAATGCCGTCCTTATCAAAGATCTGATAGCGAAGTTCTTCTTCGTACTTACGAATCATGTTGGCGTTGATCTTGCCACCAGTTGCGTCCCATGCCTTATCAAACGCAATGTTCTTGAGCTGCATACGACCAAGAATCGTGCGGTTTGCAGCGTCACCAGCACCCATCAACCCCATCGTATAGTTGACAAATGGGGAATTATTAAAGCGACTCATCATTGTTGCAAGCCGATAGCCTGCCTTGTCACCAGTAGTGCCTCGTGCTTCGGTCCATTCACCAAGGGACTTCCACTCAGGCTTCAGGTGCAGAGCATCAGTGTTCCCTGCAAAGTTGGAATAAGGTATACCTTCACCAGAAAGGTGGTTCTTCCACGAAGTATTGAAGAGTTGCATTGCTTCTCCAAACCCTTCAAACCACACATTCATCTGACTCCACGCCTTAGCTTGGATACGCTCATCACCACGTGCCACACCACCAATCAAGGTAGTGATCGGGCGCAGGGCAACCGCCATCGACGTGCCTGTCCATGCTCGTAGCGTTGTTTTAGGGCCAGAGAGAAGGCCGTTGATGAATGTGCTTCGGATACCACGGATAATCCCGCCCTGCTCCTCAGGTGTAGCCGCACCCCACTTCCAGATGCGATCCTTCATGTAGTTGTCAAGTTGAGCAAGGGTTTTGACATCACCACCTGAGATTGCCATTGCATCTACAAAGTGGTTGATAAGTCGATCATCACCTTGATCACGGATTTGACGAAGGGTCGTCATTGAACTAGCCACACGCTCATCGATAGAACTGATTGCCTTATCAATATCCGAACCACGAATCAGGTTTGTACCTGCTTCTTTTATCAATACACCACGCTGACCCCAGAGGTACTTGTATTTCCAAGTCTCTTTAAGCAGGAATTCCATTCGACGCATCAACATGTTCTCTTGGTGAGTCGTGTCGATTGCACCTCGAACGGATTTGGCAGCGGCTGCAATATCAGCCATCTCACCAGCGGTTACATTGATAAACAGCTCAGCGGCAGCAAAGCTTTCAGCGTTCATGTATTTGATTGTCCGACCAGCGATTGGCTCACTAATCTGGTTATCAAGCATTTTTGCCTTGAACGCTTCAAGGTCTTCAGGATTAGAGAAGTCATCAAAGAGATCAATCGCTCGTGCTACAGCAAGACGTTTATATTCCTTACGTGTGACTCGCACACCGTTTACTTCTCCAATGAAGCCGTCACCCTTCAGAGCATTATCAGCAACACTCTCGATGATCTTCCGACGCACAGCATCAGTACCAGCGAGGCGTTTCTCAAGAGCTGCTTCAGTAAAGAGCGACCGAACACGTCCGTCTTTGACCAATGGATCGGAATCAATGCGGTAGGCATCCAGCAATGCTTTAGCAAGGCCGTCTTTCCTTACACTGAAGACAGAGTTCTCGTGTTTGTCGAAGAGTGGACTGTTGACATATCCATCAGGACCGTTGAGCCCCTCAGGATCATCTGCGTAACGGCTCTGTGCCATTTCATCAGAGTTGTCCTGCCTTGCCTTCTGATTGGCTTGGATTTCATCGTCGTAAGCCTTGACGGGGTTGATATCTTCAACCTCATCTACGACTTCCTTGCCGACCTTAACTGGAGTCATTGCTGCTGCCTTATCAAGGCGATCAGCGAGTTCAAGCCACGGCTTAGCCTTTGCTTTTGATCCAAACTCAGTAGTTCTCAGACCTTGTGAAAGGGTACGTAGCTGCTCGTCGTTCCACAGACCTTTTGCCAGTTCTTCAGCAGCTCGTGTGTTGATCGTCGGTGTGAATGTCAACTCATCTGTGAGACTAGCTACCTGACTCTTTGTCAAAGTAACCTTCGGACCTTTAGGTTCTGTAACCTTCTGAGTGAGAGCTGCCTGGGCTGCTGCTGTACGTTCATTACGTGCAACCGACATAGCCTTCATACCAGCACCGATACGGTCAAACAGGTAGTCAAAGCCAAGAGACTCAGCTGAGTTCTTTGCACGACGCATCAGCGGGTTGTCGCTTTCCTTCGTAGCAAGTACGTCAGGGAACCACGGCCACACCTGTGTCAACGCTTTAGTTGCATTGTCATCAGTAGCCATGGAGCTGAGGTTACCTACCACAACACCACGTGTCATCTCACGTGCCAGCATGCCTCGTTTTGTGGTTCCAGTACTGCTGATGAATTGACCAGCACCAGAAAGTCCAGGCACCTTGGTAGCTGCTAAACCTTTACCAGTTCCTCGTGTGGCAAAGCTAAGGATGCCAATCTCACCTATGTTACGGGCAAGCTGACCCCACCACGTTTTGTTCATGGGTTCAACCTTGTCATCCACTTGAAGCCAAGTAGGGACGAACTTAGGGTTGTTCAGATTACCTGTTACTGCTTGTTGGACGTTGGCTCCGACACCTTCAACAGCATCGATACCAGCACCTACGACAGCAGTACCCAACTCCTTAGCTACACCTCCAAGACCAGTTGGCTCTTTGAGTGACTGGATATTCTCCTGTTGTTTCTTGGCTGTTTGAGTAGCGGTTGCTTTTAGTTCTTGATTGTTTTGGATCTGCTCCTGTTGCGCTTGCTTTTCAGCCTTAACTAGCCCTTGGGTTGCAGCGAACATTTGTTCACTTTCAATGGGGCTGACCGGATTCGCATCAGGAATTCGATAACTGCTTGTCATAGTTTATGCATTTGTACCGTGTAGGAATTGGAATCTCCTTCCATCGGGAAGTTCAATAATCAGGTGATCTGTACCACCATCTCCTTTGAAGCTTCCAACTGGTACAGCACCGTTCCTTACGCGAACGGGTGTGCCAGCGTTAGCTGCGTAGTCAATACCGTAGGAGCCACGAGCCCGGTGCTCACTCTCTTGGTCAGTCAGTGTTGTACCTTTTGACAACGGAAGCCAACGGTTACCCACCTTTACTTCAACAAAGTTGTCTAGTTCCTGCGGTTTAATTGGAACACTTCCAGTCGAAGTCATCGTGCCACGATCAACACGCTTGAGATCAAGGTGAGGACCGGTCGAGCCGTAACCCAAACTGCCAATGCTGTAGACAATCCTTGGGTTCATGGTTGCAGCTTGTCTGTACGGTGAACCTTGGCCAAAGCCGTACCCGTAAACTGCAGCTTGCTTCAGAACACGAGCTGGGTAATTAATAGATTCATCATCCCCACGGTAGCCGCCAGGATTACGCATCGCACCATTAAGACCCATGTTGTAAGCACGAAGTGCCAGCGTGAGGTCACCTTTTACAGCACCCAGCCGTCCACTAAAGATCTTCGCTGCTCCGTAGATGCTCTTGACTGGATCAAGTCGATCCTTTGCTGTCATGCCAGCTTCAGCGAGTGTGTTGTCCATGATCTGTCCAAGACCTACAGCACCAGCAGTGCTCACAGCATTCGCTTTCCAGCCTGCACTTTCATGTGCCAACAGTCCAGCAAGAAGAGCCGGATCTAGTCCGTACTTAGCTGCCGCCTGTTCAACGTGAATTCCCCAGTTGTTGGGAACCTTTGCAGAATTCCACTGTGTACCAGCAAATGCTCGGTTAGTACGGTTTCGACTAGGATCTCGGTAGAGAAGCATACGAAGGTTCGGGTCGATCTGGTCTGCCCACTGCACCTCCGGAGGGCGTGTCAACAAAGGTTTCTTAGCTGCTTGGAGCTGCCCGTCTGCAATGTCCCATGGGCCTAGGCCAGCTTTTTTTGCCATGTAGATGATCGATGCTGGAAACGCTGCTGACGGGTTTGCACGTAACACTTCCAGCTGTTTGAAGTCGCTGCTGCTGATTAGAACCTGATTCTTGAAAGCATTAGCATCAGTGCGGGTGGCTTCTTCTAGCCGTAGAAAGGCCTGTCGTGCTTCGATGACCTTGCCACTTGGACCGGTCATGTACTTACGGAACCCACCACCAGGCTTAGGTGCTTCAGGGTTAGCTGAGTCGATCTCAAGAGCAAATGGACCAGTACCCATCGGGTTGCCACTACGGGGCTTTCCTTGGTCGATCAGAATCCGTACCTTCTTTGAAGCATTCGCTAGGGCATCAGCCTGCCCCATCGTCCCACCAGTAACAAGATTGAGGTATTCCTGTCTAAGCAGGCTTTCAGCTTCTGCCTTGGCCAGAGGTTCAGTCCAGTGAGCCCGCTTGTCGAGAGAAGCTCCTCTGATGTTCGTCTCAATCAAAAGGCCTAGGGCTTGAACTTCAGCTTTGTACGAAGAGTTGTTTGTAATGTTTTCCTGAAAGGTCCTGACTTTTTTTTCATAATCAAGGATTACCTTGTCACTGTAACCACCTGTACGAAGTTCATTAAGGCTAATGCCACGACCACTGGCTAGTTGAGCGTCAAGGTAATCCCTAGCAGCCTGATCCTCTTTCTTCTCAACAGTCAGCAGATTCTTGATATTATCAGGAAGTGATTTACCACGAGCGTTATAATCCTGAGTGATCTGAGCAATGTCAGACTCTGTGGCACCACCTTTGCTTGTCAGGTACGAGACAATACGTTCTTCCTGTTCTTTATCCTCGAAGGCTTCTTGTGCTTCCTGTCGGCGCAGATCACTCTGGATACCTTCTTCGATTTCATCATCAAGTCCTGCAAACACTTGAGGAAACTTTTGTCCCCATGTCTGTCCACCGCCTGGGATCTCTTGGTTAAGGATTGCCTCACGAACACCAGCAGGGATGTCTCCAGCCTTTCCTAACTGCTTGAGGATTTGAATTGCTTGGTCTCTACCACCACCCAAACCAAGTAGCCCTAGCTTTGGGTGTCGTATAGGTGAAACGTTAGAGATATAGGTGTTAAATGCTTGGCCAGCAAGTTGTGGATCGCGAAGTGCATTAGCAAGAATACCTGCCTCCTCGTCTAGACGTTCAGCTGCCTTCCTATCGTTATTCTCACCATTCCATCGCTTGAGTACCGCAGCCTCTTCTGTGTCAAACCTTTCAGTAAAGAAGTACTTATTTAGTAGTGCTGGGTTAACGCTGGTTAGTCCACGTTCACGCAGGAACTGTTGAAGCAAGACCTTTGAAGTAACACCAAGAACTACGGGATCGTCCGCTTTTGCTGCTTGAGCTGGGGTAACAACAGAGTTTCCAATGTTGATCTGTGTCTCGTTATCCGTTAACAGCTTGTTATCGAGGTAACTTGCCCATTCACGGCTTGACCCCATGGCCAGAGCCTGCATGTATCCATACCGCTTCCAGCCAGATAACGCTTGAACACGTTCTACAAACTCAGGTGGATTGCCATTCTTGGCTAGTTGTGCAGCAGTTGAGTTGGTAACGTCGCGAGCTTGGATAAAAGCTTGTTCATTTTGCTCAAAAGCGAGAGCTTTTTCCGGTGGAAGGCCGTTCTGCCGGTACAACAGTATACCCGCTTCAATGTCACTCTGTTTACGCTTTTCCTGCAGGTCAGTAAGTGTCTTACCAATTGTCGTAGAGAATGCCGAGAGACCTTTTAATGTTTTTTCTAAGTCATCAGCTTTCACCAGCTCGTTTTGCTGCTGTGTCTTCAAATTCTGAAGAACACCTTGCTGATACATATCCCTAGAACGCTTATCAAACTGATAGTTCTCTGAGCGGTTCTGGGATTCTATCTGTTGGTTCTGTTGTACTTGAGATTGAAAAGCATTCCGATTGCTACGTTCAATGTCTTGGTTATCACGCATCTGCCGTAGCATTGCGTTGCCTTGTTGACCAATAGCATCAACACTGGCCGTAGACATCTGAATGGGGTTAAAACCTCTATCGCGGGCGTACCCTTGATACTTAATTTGTTCCATTTAAATCATCACATGAAAGCTTTTTGAATGCTTAAACCGAGATCAATACCGCTCTGCATACCGGTGAGCACTGAACCTATGGGACTAGCTGCAGCACCCTTAATGGGCTTAGGAGGCTTAACAGGAGCACGAGGGTCAACGATGGTTGCTCGTGGCATCTTGAGCGGTGCCATCGGGTCAGGAGCTTTCATTGGTTGGAGCATCCGACGTGACTGAGCATTCAGGTCAGCACCGTACTTCTGAGTATTAATTTCACGCATGGAGATCTTGTTCTCCTTCTTAGCACTTACAAGACTCTCAGCCATGATCGCTTGATTCCTCCCATAGGAAGCCATAGCGGAGGCGATAGCCTTACCTGCAGATCTACCAGAAGCACCACTGGCCTGAAGCTGTCCTTCCTCCTGGAGCATCTTTACCAGCATGTCCTGCTGTTCAAATGCCATACCAGTTAGGGTCTCTTGGAACTTACGATTCTCAGCTTCGTATGCAACTTGTGCAGCCTGGTTGTTAAAGCCTAGCTGGAGACCATAGATCCGTTCAGATTCATTGAACTGACGTGCTTGATTAGAGTAGTCAAAGTCCCTGATAGCTAGATTGTATTGATAATCTCTAAGAGCGGTCTGCTCAGAAAATCGAGCATTGTTATCAATGTTTTGACGATTAACTCGGTTTTCACCAAGACGCCACTCGTAGTCACGATTGGCTTCATCAAACTGATAATTCCAAACCTCCTTATCATACTTATGTTGCTTCTTGATGGCGTCACTCTGTGCAGAAGATCCGAAGATACTTCCAATTCCACCAGCAACAGCGCCTATTACTGCTCCCCACGCCATAGCTTACCTCCTCGTATAGAATCTAGGTGAATAATTACCCTCCCATGTCATTGACAAAAGACTTACCGGAAATGGTGAATCAGAGAAGACTCTGACACGTGTGTTTTCAGATCGTTGATGAATTGGGATTGTGAACTCAGACGTATTGACAAACGGGATGTCATTAGCCAGATAGTAGTCTGCGGTCTTAACACCCTGGGTGTCGATCCATTCGGTCCTACCTTTCGACTTCAACTTGAAGATTACATCTCCACCCAATCCAAGCAGGAACTTCATTCGTGCAAGGATCAGCGATGCGGTGTAGTCAGTAACCTGACCGCTATCACCTTGACGATAGAATGTCTGAGGAAGTTCAAGATCCATGTCATAGGTGTAGCCAACGATCAGATCATCACTTGTGAGATTAAGATCATCAACTTTTGCATAGAACCCACCACCATCTTGAAGGACGGGTGGAAACAGAACGAGACCAGAGTTACTAAAGACAGGAGTCACCTGATTAGGGTTAGCCGTAACTACACAGAGAGTACGACTAGTGTCATTAGAGAAGGGTAGATAGATCTTGGTGTGCTGGTTACCAGGGGTAGATACATACGTCTTGCTGGCTGGGGCTTTCCATATATCCAAACGTGGATCCACCTTGCTGTTACCTGCGGTAAGGAACGTCGAAGTGGTGGGGCTTTGAACAAGGGAGATCTTTTGAATCACACAGCTATTCTGCTGCTTACTGATAACCCAGAACACATCACGGTCTACAGCGTGGTGCAATACATTCCCTGACATCGTCCACTTAAACCATGCCTGTACCTGACGCTCTTCACCGTTTGAGTAGAACCTAAAGAGATAGATATCCCGGCTACTACTAGAGGCTATCGAAAGGACACTGTTCTGAGGTGAACCAACAACCTGATCTACTGTTGAAGGAATCCACTCAGGAACAATACGTGAAATATCTAGCACGATAGGACTTTCATCCTGACCACGTGTCTGCATCTCGAACACACGTGAATAGGATGGAGTCTTTGAGATAAAGGCTACTGTTGTACCCAGGTCCACTGGGTCATTCAGTTGATCCATCTCGTAGTTCGAGATAGTCTTGATGGTTGTACCAGTAGGTGTCAGTACACCACTACTACCTTGCAGAAGGAATTGCTGTGAACGACTAAAGAGCAGAAGACCCTGAGCAACAGGGACCACACCATGTAGTGTTGCAGGACGGATACTTGAACAAGAGATGTCAACAGGGTCTGAAGCAATTAGCGTCAGTGCTGAGTTGTGATAGAAGTTAAAGTAATCGCCAGTTTGGCTCATTGATACGTTCTCTTCCGTCAACGCCCCAAGGCGATTGTTATAGAAGAAAAGTTGTTGAATCGTTGAGCCTACAAAGCTTGGGTGTTCATTGGTTTCATCATCACCTACGAGACGAGGTTCCCATGTAGCTTGTTGGAAGGTGAACGTACCGTTAGCGTTTCGTATTAACTGGTGAGGCATCGTTGCCAAGGTAAGCCCAGGACTCACATTAGGCTTGACGGTTTCCTCCCAAAAGCCAACACCTGAGACGCCATTCTCAGCGATGAACTTGACGTAGTAATCATCAACCGTATTATTAGCAGCGTTGGTGATTCGTACAATCCTACCGTGTTTTGTTTGTGCAGGTAGTTTTGAAACATTTTCAACATTATCTTGATACGCTACAATCGCTTCTCCATCCTTACCACCTTTAACGGAGATAGTAAACGGGGAGCTTGCTTCGACTTCAATGCTAGGACCTATGCGAGTAGCGGTCATCCCACTGATACCCGCAATGGATGTCCGTAGCGAATCAATTACTGCATCAGCATTGACTGTAGTCTGAGTTTGTGACGGACTAGTAATTGTTGCTTCTGCGTTAAAGGTCGTGTAGCTGACAGTTGTGCTGTTGATAGTTACTTCATACTTAGCCCCGTACTCAACCTCTTGCAAACGTATAGTGGCACGGTTGCTATAGGTATAAGAAGGAGCCGCTTGGGTGGTGACAACTACAGTCTTATTGGTGATGAAGGTGTAGTCGTTAATAGTAAGGATATCGTAGTCATCCTTAGACCCAGTCAGATAGCTGGTAGCGCCAGCACCGTAAGAGACGGTCCTAGGTGTCCCGTCGATCAGACTCCAAATGCTGATCGTTGTCCCTTTGATGACGCCAATATATTGCTCAGTCGAGTCATGGAAGATGGAGAACCACTTACCGTTATCTAGAGTAGAGGGGACAATAAGGTTATTACTCGAATCCTTTAGCTCTGCCAGGAAGGCACCACCAGGCCGCTTAATCAAACCAAAGGTAGGATCAGGGTAGGCATTAATGCATGTCTTCAGCTGGCCTGGAAACTTAAGGTCATCAGGCTGTTGAGAAACACCACCAATATAATTAGGGATGCGTTGGGATACTGATGCCATATCAACGTGCCAAAGTCTTATAAGGTTGATAGCTGTTGTAGAAGCCTAAATTTTTATTGGCTCCAAAGTAGGAGTAGTCTCCTTGATTGCATTCATACTCCATCACATTGGCACGAGCCATCGCTTCCTTCTGTTGGAGCATTTGATAAACTGTTGAATCACCAACCATCTTTGTTGATGCTTGTACAGAAGCACGAGCTATCACAAGGTCACGGAATGATGTGGGTAGATCATTGAAGTCAAACAACCAAACGACATCACACTTGACTGGGGTTGTCCAGGTGAAAATGTGTTCAGTCTTGTTGTAAAGCTTTCCATTCCTACGTACAACTTCGACACCCATATTCTCGTACAAATTAGAAAGATCTAATTGAAGTACGTTCGTTGGGATCAGGATCTCTCCGTTATTGTCAGGAGTAAAGGGATATTCAGATTCAGTATTAAAAGTCCATCCCTCTGACTGCACCTCATGATTGACTTCAATAAGGGTATCGTAGGCGATTGCTACATCAGGATTGGTTTGATCGAGAGTAGTGACAGGAGCCTGTCCTACTGCCCCGAGTATTTGATTTACGGCAGCCAGTTCGGTGGCCACTAAAGCATTAGGAAAGGCCATATCACTATATTAAAAGAAAAAAGGGGAACCTTTAATTAGGCTCCCCGGTATTAAAAGATCAGACGTTGGTGATGTTGCACTCAACGGCGGGATACGCAATGCGAAGGTTCTTGGTCACAGACTTCACAGCGGAGTCAGAAACAGCAGAACCATATCCCTTACGGGTCTTGGCCACAGAGATGCGCTCAGCATCCGTGGTGCAGACACCAGCAGCACTAGAGACAGCCATGATTAATACGAAAGAGAAGCTACCGTGCCAGTTACTGCAGACGCAGTACCAGCAACAGCAGCGGAAACGGTGATTTGGTCACCAATCCGATAACCACTACCAGCGTTATTACCAAGCGCAATCGCGGTAACAACACCGGCAGCAGCCGTCAGGTTGACAGTGAGACCAGTACCATTCTTATCTGTAGTGGTAGCTTTGTTGGTCACAGTGGTAGCACCGGAGCCACCATTACCAGTAACGGTAACAGTAGCAACTTTGCCACCAGCACGACTCAGCTCAACACCAGGGAACGGATACCAAGTCTCACTGTTGGTAACTCCGACACCGTCAACAACTTGACGGATAGCCATTAGGAGTTACCTCAGGTGGTTGCTTGCAGCTCGATGGCAGCAGCAGGGTTCAGGGTGCCGCAACCCATGGCCAGACGGCCCAGGATCACATCACCTTGATACAGCACCGACACATCACCAGAGGTGGTTTGCACCTGAGGACCGATAGCTTCCACAACACCAGCAGCATCCTTTTGATAGATGAGGCCAGCGTGATAGGAGAAGTCACCGCTGTAGTCGTTGTTCTCACCAGTCACGGCAGCCACAGAGCCAGCCATGAAGGGGAGGTTGTTAGAACGCTTGATCGAGATACCAGCGATTTCATACAGGCCGTCACCGCTGTTCAGGTTGCCTTGGGTGGCACCGAAGTCACGGTTAAGGATGTTGGAATCGACCTGGCTGATCAGGGCGTAGTACTGACGGGGGCTGAGCACAGCACAGCGACCCTGACGGGGCACGTTCTTCTCATCAAGAATAGAGGCAGCCTCAAAGAAGCTATCCACCAGGGCTTGAGCATCGAACTGCTTACCAGTGCCGAGCTTGATGATCGAACCACCAGGCTCAGGACCAGGAGCAGCAGTGATCGGATGGGCTTCACGAGCAGCCTTGGCGATCATACGGAAGATCTTCTTGTCATAGGCCTCAGCGAGGGCATGACCGATCTTCTTGGAGATCTCACCACGCAGGGAGTAATGTGCTAGCGTTTCGTCAAGGTCGTAGACGAAGGCAGAGCTGACGAGAAGGTCATCACAAATGATGGTCTTTTCTGCCACCGGGGGATCACCAGAACCCAGGATAGGAGTCCCAGGTGTATGGTAAGAAGCTTGCATACGACCGGTGAAGATGAACTGCAGCGACTTACCATTCTTCAGGGTACGACGCTGAACAGTTTCACGAGCAATCGTGGCAGATTCATAAGCCTTAAACATCTCACCCGAAAACAGTTTCAGGTAAGTTGCATACTTAGTATCGTATGCATTGGTTCCAGCGGTACTAGATACTGCTTTGTTAAGAGTACCGAGTACGGATTGTACGGCGTTTGCCATTGTTAGAAAAGAGAGAAGTTATTGACGTTCTCCCTAAGCGCTTAGGAATTCACATGAGTAGTCATGTGCATTCGATTAAAAAAGTTATAGCGTGTTCGTCTCTCCGAACTGTCAATGGCTAAAGGGTGTCCACCGTGGTGGGCCTAAAGCCAATAGGAGTCAAGTCCGACAATGAGGTGCCTGACTCCCGTTGGTGCGCTAGACAAGCAGCAACCATTTCCATACCCATTATCTGGGGTTTACATTGTTGCCGTTATAAAGCCACGGGCACGGGCTCTTTTACTACTTAGATTTCTTCGTAGTCTTTGCAGACTTCTTGAATTGTGCAGCAGTAGGTGCCCCTGGTGACCCAGGCTTACGCATCTTTTCATCCGAACCATTTTTAATTCGGAGACGTTTAGCATGGATGTTGGCGTAGAGGCCTTTCATCCTTAGGGCCAGGCAGTACCACCAGCCTGCACTTTCCCACCAAAGGGAGACAGTTTAGTGAGGGTCTGGTTGTATGCAGAAATGAAGGCAGCAGCACCAGCAGTAGGTGTCACATACTTAACATTAACTGTTGAAACCTTTGGATCGTAATTAGCTTTAGCCATTTCACTTAAGTGGTGTAATAGTAACTCGACCGACACCTTCGCTATCTAGACCAATTGCTCGCGCAGCAGCACGACTGAGATCAAGCTCACGACCAGGAATAAAGGGGCCACGATCATTGATTCGTACAGTTGTGCATTTGGAGTTACGCTTGTTGCAGACCCTCAGCCTTGTCCCAAAGGGGAGGCTTCGATGTGCTGCAGTCATTGAGTTCATGTTGTAGATCTCACCAGAAGCGGTGCGTCTACCGTGATACGGAAGGCCATACCACGAAGCTAGAGTTGCAAAAGTAAGTGTCAGAGAAAGCATTGGTAAATAGCAAAGGACTTTAATATTGCCAACGCCTAAGAAAATGCTAATACACGCGCAGTATTGGCAATTATACGAATACCTAGAAGTTCAGGTTGGAACGCTCTAGCTTGTCATACACATCCTGTCGATAAGCAGGGTCGTTGTCATACCTAGGATCACCCATAGCACGTACAACCTCTGCTTGACTACGGAATGCATCTGTGGTTCGTGCAGCTCGTCCAGTCAACATCTGACCTTCGTAACCTACAGAATCCTTGAAGCGGTAGTTCAATGCTTGAATTGCAAAGTAAATAGCCTGGGGGTCACCCTTATCCATGACAGAGTCATAGACCTGGATTTCCTCAGGAGATAGGTTCTGAGAGGCCCAAGAGATCATGTTGCTGTACTCCTGATCACCACCAACAACTGACTTCATCTCAACGATGTCATCAGTACTCATTTGGTATTCAGGTTCAGGAGTACCAGTCTCTTGGCGGTAAGCGAGGAACATATCAGCAATATCAGATGCTGACATACCTTCCAACGCTTGCAGAGTCTCTGGGGTAAACTCACCACCATCAGCCTCTTGAGCCAACCGATTCAGGAAGGAGTAATCAACGGGCTCATCATCTTCCTCAACCTCCTCTTCAGGTTCAGGTTGAGTATCGTCGGTGGGCTCATCGGATCCTTTAGAACCAAGCTTACGTTGGAGTTCAATGTAGGCCTGCTCTAGTTCTTCGGCATCACGATACTTACCAGCAAGCAGGTTGTTCTGCTCCTGTTCAAGACGTTCACCGATTTCATAACTTTCTTGATCCCGCTGTTCCGCTTCAGCAATTGCTGTCGGGTCATCGCTGGGATCATACGTTAGGTTCAATGCCATTAAAAGTTTCTACTTTGAGATTACCTAGACCAACAGTTTCAACTCGGATTGCACGACCAATGGTCGGTTTACCAATGAGCTGTGTACGTCGGGCATATTTGTTTTCCTCTTCCAACGGCTCTGGTTTAGAGACCGGGGGGAGGGGCTTGTTCTTGATCCGCTGTGGGCGGCTCGGTTCCTGCTTGTCCATTGATTAGGTTCATTGCTTCAGGGTTCTTGGTCGGGTCAAACATTGGAGCTTTAGCCAATGCTGCAGTCTGGTTGGTCATTGCCATATCCTTCTGCATACCCATCTGTTGCTGCATCTCACTTTGCTGCTGCTCCATCGTCTTGATAAGATTCAAGATGTCGATGCCTTGAGCAGTAGCGAGGCGTTTGATTGCTTCATCAGGGCTGACGTACTTAACCAGTGCCTCAGGACCTAAGGTCTGAGCAATGGTCGTAAGGAAAGCAGTAAGGCTCTCCCGGTCTTGTCCACGTCCAAGAGCATTAATACCAGCAACGATGGTCGGGCGTACCAAACCTTTAGGGAGACGAATGATCTCACCACTACGTTGCATCACATTCAGCTTTCGATTCAGATAGGGAATCAGGAACTCAACAGTAAGAAGACTAAAGAGTCCACCTAGTTGTTGCTCCAGCTCCATCTGAGTCATCCGCACCTCTTCAGCAGTTGTGCGCTCAGACTGACGAACATTCATCACAAGGAATGCTTCGCTAATCCGACGCTCCAATGTGGCTGCCATCTCAGCAGCAGTACGGAAGTCAGCTGTCTTACCAACCTGGATCACACCAATGTCATCAGGCCTACCCTGGACAATGGCACCGTTACCAGCAGCAGCAATCGTTGCGGGCTTGGTAGTGGAGGATGGAGACACCGTGAAGATCACCTTAGCGGCTGCAGCAGAGCCCTCCACGAGAGCCTGCATTAGGGCCTCTAGGGATCGAAGATCACCAAGGAACTCCTCGACCCGGCCACGTCCATAGCACTCACCATCCACCGTATTAAAGCGGAGGGGGAGCCAGGGAGAGGCGTCAGTGGGGGCCTTGCCCATCGTGTTGGGGATGATCTTATCAAGTGCTTCTTGATGCCACAACCAACGGTTGTTGTCTAGACGTACATGTGTGAAGACATCAATGTCCTCATCAGTTTCTGAACGATCATCACCAGGAGAATTGGGAACAGTCTCTGCAAGAGGTCCCAATAGCTTCTTACTGATGCGCTCCTTAGTAACTATCTCAATGACGTTACCGTTACCATCTCGATCTACGACGAAACGATTCAGTGGATACAACTTCAACCCGTTCTTCTGATCCATGTAGATCAGAGCATTACCACCTACAACGAGGTGCTTGATGGCTTGGTGAATTGCAACCCGATCACTGCTTGCAGCAATCGAATCCATCACCATCCGCTCAAGTTTGGCAAAGCTCAGATCAAGTTCAGATCGGGCTTCAGCTGGGATCTCAACACCTAACTTGGAATCATTTACCTGGAGCTTAAAGAAGCTGGTCTGAGGGGGCAGTAGAGCTAGCATCAACTTGGATGCCAGAGTGACTACACCTTTTGCACCAACGCTTTGCCAAGGAGTAATGAGTTTTCGATAGGTATTACGACCACTCAACTCATCCTCTTGTATCAGATACGGAAGGGTGAGCTTTGAACACTGAACAGCTACATCGAGAAATTGGGTACGGTTACGTGTCAGATAGTCATACCGTGTTCTCGCACTCATTCTTAGATACCAATATTAAGACCCGAAGACCGGGCGGATTGTCCACCAATTTTGAATAGACTGGTTCCCTTAGAGGTCAGACCGGCCATCTTTGCGGAAGATTTCTTATGACGAAACCCAGCTGCGTTAGTACCAACATCTGCTCCCGCCCCACCCGCAAGATATTGAGGCGGTGGAGCTGCAGGCATGTCAGGCATCGTGATGTTGAGTGATGGCTGCTGCTGAGTTTCAGTTGCTAGCGGTGTTGGGTTGTAGTCATTCTGCTGTGTTGTGGCAGCGGGCGTTTCTGCTGGTGCTGTTGCCGCAGTACTAGCAGCGTTTGTCTTGGTAGCAGTCCTGCGTATTCCAGGTGCTTTAGCACTGGTGGCCCATGACATACCTACCAATCCCTTACCGTCACCACCACCTGGGCGATATACAGTTTCAGTACTAGCAAGTCGTGGATCAACCTTTGCTCTTGCATCTAGTCCAGCTTGCTTAACCTGTGCTGGTGTTTGTCCAGCAGTCTTTGCAGTTGCTTCAGCCTGCTCCCTGGCTCGTCTTGCTTTACCTTTTACTGCCATAATTCATTCCTCATTAATGATTTGTTCAATGTATTCGACCACACTCCGTTGACCAGAGCGGTACATAATATCGTCAATCTTGTCACCTGGACTTGGCCTCGATGGCGGGAAGTTGACCTCCAAATCAGCCAATAGTTTCTCAACAGTCAGCCCAAGATTAAGCGTACTGTGGGAGGTTTGGATTTGCATGTTCAAAGAAGGCAGGCATACGTGCCCGCTGAGTATCGAGTAATCCTTCTGCCTTACCTGCGTACATCAGACTATCGCTCTGATCAAGCCAGAACTGTTTGTCCAGGTACTTATCTTCGGAGCGCTTAAGTGGTTGCATCACCCAAGCGATGGTTGCCTTACGCAGACGATCCAGGGAGGGGGAGACAGTGTGACCAAGCTCACGACACACAAGTGAGTTACAAGCTACGTGGACCTGTTCATCCCTAGAGATGTCAGCACTCACAGTTCGGAGACCAGCGTCACCATTAAAGCGGAAGAATGGGAGTAGTACGAAGAACACCGCACGTTCGGCCACCATTGCTTTGAGGACAGTGTGATCAGGATGCGCCGTCCACGCATCGCGGAGTCGCATTGCTTCGGCTTCAGCAGTTTCGTCAACACCCAAAGCATTGGCGATGTAACCGAGAGCCAGGTCGTGCTTCTCCTCGTCTTTGATATTAGATTTGAGCAGGTCTGCCGATAGAGCTGGAACTTCACCAAGCGCAGATTCAATGAAGCTACCAACGGGGAGTTCCATGTGTCGCATAGCGAGCGCACGGAAGATCGTTTCTTCAGCACCACTCTTGACTTGACCAGAGGTTGTTTGAACAGGAGTCCAGGTTCGCTTACGATTCAGAAGTTTTTGATAGGGGTTCATTCGGCACAGTCACACATAGGTTTATCAGAATCTTCAAGCAGTGATTCCAAGTAATTCTCAACGTCAGCAGCATCCAACGCTGCATACGCATTCGACTTGTCTTGGGTATCAGGCATTACCTGAAGAGAATAATAGAGAGACGTTTGTGGCGAGTTAAGCCAAGATTCAACGTACTGTTCGTCATAGGTGACGACATCACTCCAACTGTTGAACGAGTACCCATGAAGGAGTCCCGTCTTATCCAACATTGAAACGATGCCATTTGCCACATCGAAGTAAGCATCCCAGCCCACCTCGCTAGCAATCTCTACGTCACCATAGTTAAAGCTTTCTACTCCAAACGTACCGCTATCTCGATCCACCTTTCGTGCGATAGGAGGAGCAATCTCCGGCGTCGTTGTAAAGCCATCGAGGTCAGTGTATCGATAGGAGCAAGATGCAGTTGGCGCGATAGCAAACGCTCGGACCATGCCGTTGCTGCGAGCAACACTGGCAGCACCTTCAATAGCACGTTTAAGTTCAGTAGCGAGAATGATTGCCGGGGTCGGTTCATAATTACGGAAGTCCTGCCCCATGTTGATCTTGGTAAGAGCTGCCCCAAAGTCTTTATAAGAGACGTTGTAGCGCCTCAAAAGGTTCGCTAGACCAAGCATCCCCAGACCCACCTGACGGTCGATCTCAGGCGTTAGGTACTCACCGCTTTCACCGACTCCGGTCTTGGCGTGGAGGGAACACAGCTCTTGCATCCCACGAGTGAATGCCTGCTGCAGATCTCCCACTTCACAGGCTCCAAGGTTGACGTGTTGGAGCAGGCAGGTTCCCCGGCTGGGGAGGTAGACCTCAAGGCAGACGTTTCCATAAATTCGTTGTCCAAATCCATCGACCTTAGTTTTATTAAGCCAGATATCCCCACGCTTAATACCAGTGAGGAGAGCATCCTTTACTTCTTGCGAAGCTTTTTCCCACCAAAACGGATTAACATTGACGCACCGCTTGACCCAGGGAAGATCAGCTCGACTAGCAGTGATAAACTCGAGTACGTCAGGATGCTGAAGATCAAGGTGACAAACAACAGCTCCATTTTTATAAACGCCTCCGCGCCTTAGGATTTCATTGAGGGTGGAGTAGATCTTGGCGAATGACACAGGGCCTGACGCCACAAGTCCTCGACCATTTTCGCTTCCTCGACTACGGAGTTTAGATAGGTGTACAGCAACTCCTGCTCCGTATCGGAGTGCGTGGGAGACGAATCTCCATGAGGCTTCAATTCCATTAGGACCTTCCATTTCATCCTCCACCACAAACACGGTGCAGGACACAGGGAGGCGAGAGGTCGGATCATCAATCCAACTTTGAACCCGGCCAGTGCGGGCGATCAATTCTTTATTCACAGTAGGTTCAAACAAGATCAATTAGAGAGGGTTCAAAATAGTTAGGGCCTTTGAGGATCTTTCCGTCTTCACGTCGAAGTGGCCTTCCGTCAACACCAAGCTTGCTCATGTTGCTTGAATGCACCCGGTTGTAAGCAACCTGAAGATCCCAGCCAAAGGAGGCAGCCATTTGGTGGCACACATACACAAGATCTGCTAGCTCCTTCAGGAGGTGCTCACGAGCTTCCTTGTTCGTGATGTCATCCTTGAGGTAGAGGTAGGCGTGTGCTACTTCGAGGTGCTCCTCATCGATCAAATTCTGCTGAAGATTCAAAGAGGTAGTCGTCAACCCTTGCGGCAGTCCGTAGGCTTTCCGAAATTCGTGTGCTGCTTGCTCGTAAAAACTCACGTTCGTTTTCTAGGTAGTGGATTGCTTTAGTAAGATCATCAATAGGATCTACGCCAGCCTTCTTGCCGCATCGAGTGATGTACTTGATGGCGTTACCAAGGTGGAAGCTCAGCTGTTGGTCTCGGATGAAGTCACCGACCTTCCAACTGCTTCCGTAATGGGTTGGGGAAGTGGCCATTTCTTTACAAGGTTAGATACAGTATTAGAAAGGACAAAGTTTTGATGTTGTAGAGCCATGAAGATCGTAATGATGTCTTCCTTCTTGGCTTCAGGCAGCAGATCGTTCAGTCGTCGCAGCTTGAACTGTTGCTCGACTGTCATCTCCATCACTGGAGGTGGGGGTCCAAAGGATTGGAACATTGTTCTCGTGATCGAAGTCGTTGTATTGAAGGATCTTGGCTAGACGTGCATTACGAAGGGCGTCTTCCTCAGTCATGTCTTTCTCTAGGAAGGTCTCTAGGACGGTGTTCCACTTGCAACCTTTGGTGTCAAGTAGAGCAGCAGCACGTTTGATCCCGATGCCAGGAGCCCCGGCATAGCCATCGGTCTGGTCACCACTCATCGTCTGAATCAGATGCCAGCGATCCCCCTCTTCCTTGGTGATTTCAGTCACAGGATTTGTTAGGTCAAACAAGAGACCAGGGATCTGCCGCATGTCTTTATCGGGACTGACGAGGATGTGGCCTGCCTCAAGCTCAATGGGGTCAGTTGCATAAACGCCCAGGGCATCGTCAGCTTCAAGGCCATCGACCATGATCGTGATGTAGTTCTCACCACACCAGTTCAGCAGCCGCTTGTAGCCACAGGGCTTCTTTCTGTTTCGATGACCTTTGTAATCGGGGTAAATTTTTTTCCTGAAATTTGTAGGACTACTAAAGAAAAGGATGAAGTCATCAAACAACCCCATGCACTCAGCAATGGACATCAGCTCCCGCTGGAACATGTCTAGAACATGGGAAAAGCGGCTGGTGACAACGATCACGTCATTGCCAAAGTCAACCTCGTCTTCACAGGCTGCACAGGATTTGTAGGCCAGGTAGTCAGCGTCAATAAGGAGGCTCATCAGGAGTCACCCAAGTATTCAATGATGGTCTTCTCATGGAATCCAACAGCAGCCAAGACCTTCTTAAATTGATAAATCCAACCAGGCATACTTAGGTCAGTAGCGTCAAAGCTGATTGTGGTCTCTTCCGTTGGAGGGAAGTCTTCAAGCTCACCATTACAAGCTTCAATGATGATCACGCATTCTGTTTTATGTGGCTTCATTTACCTTGACCTCGTCGTAGTTTCTTTGATCCTTTTGGGAGGGAACGGGTTCCATTTCCCTGGTGGGTGTGCTTGTACTTTGCACGTGATTCAAAGGTCTTTTTGGATAGGTTTGTTTTTGATTTCTGTGGAGGCATTCTGTAGATACATAACAGCTGCCATCAAGCCAGCCAGGTTGTCACCTAGTTGACCTATGGCTCGATTGCATTGATTACAAAGCCACCCACGATGTTTCAACGTGGAGTGATCATGATCAAAGCAAAGTTGAGATTTTGTGTCGCCACAAATAGGACACGGTGTTCCTACCTGTGGTGGTCTTGGGTTGCCCGCTAAGGACTTGGCTTGTGCAAGAGCTTGACTAGCTGCAGACTCACAAGATTTGCATTTAGATCGACGGTAATCTGAATCACCCTTTCTCCAAGGCGCAAACTCAAGTATGTCTTTTAGTTGACCACATTTAATGCACCGAGTAAAAGTCTGGTCCGACTTTTCCTTGGGCTTCGATTGGGCAGCGCAACTTGTAAAACTCCCCAGCAGCTCTAGCTGAGTACTCAAGTATGAACTTCATTGTGTCGGCCTCAGCCGGGGGGACTTCATAAAACAAGGCATCGTGAATAAACGCTAACTGGTGTGAATCAAGCTTCTGTTCTTTGATCATGTCATCGATCATGACCATCCAGCGTTTGGCTACTACACCAGCACTGGATTGAAGAAGATAGTTCAGAGCCTTGTGAGGCCCGTCAACCGATATTCTTCGCCCATCAATCGAATTAACATACCCTGAAGCTGTTGCTTTTTTCTTGACTGCATTAACAAGATCCTCAAGACCTTCAATTGCATCAAGATACGCTTGCCTAATTTCTTTTCCCTTTTTTCTTGCCTTATCGGCAGGAAGCTGAGGGTCATAGGAACGTCCGATCTTTTCGTCCCCAGCCCCATAAAGGAAAGCATAGGTAACGGTTTTGACAAGCTTACGGCTAATTCCAATCTTGTTAGCGTTGACTTGGTGAATATCACCATTAAGCAGGACCTCACCATACTTGCCGCTGTCATAACGAGCAAGGTAGTGCGCGAACATTCGCAGCTCGATGCCGCTAAAATCGGCGCCAGCCATGACCAGTCCTGGAGTAGGTCGGAAGAGTCGTTGAAATTGTTCTCCACTAGGAATCTGGGCTACGTTAGGATTTCGATGTGCGCATCTATGCGTGTTCGTAGATACAGAACAATGATGATGAATCCGGCCATTCCGAAGAAGCTTTAACCAAGCATTAGTGCCTTCCGACAACATGCCAAGCTGCTTGTTCAGATCCAAGCACTGAAGAAATTCAAGCGCAATTGGAGTGCCAATCTCAGTAAGTACTACTTCATCAATGGTTGCCTTCCCCTTATCTGTGAATTGGGTTGGCTTCCACCCATAGAACTCCTTCATCACCCATGCGATGTGATCTCGACTGGTTGGGTTAAGATCCTTGAGGCGCGTAAAAGCACATCCATTGAAATATCCTTGGGTCTTGTTAGGACGACGAGGAGTAAACTCGCTTCCCGCAACGAAAGGATGTCGTTCTCTAAGAGATGCTGACAGCGATTCAAGTGTAGATCGAAGTTCCGATTCCAACTCATGAGCGGATCGTTCGTCGAAGTACCATCCATGCAGCTCCTGTTCAGTAAGGATTTCAGCGACCCGATGTTCAAGTGTTATCCAATCAGGAATTTCTTTTGGAAATGATTCCATAGTTTGTGGGTTACCTGTAGGTCTTGGGCGCAATAGTCCTCCATGTCTTGGGACCAGTCTTTCCAATCCGTGGTCTTAGCGAAGCCACCCTTGTATTCACCCAACCTGTATCCGTAGGATTCAAGAGAGTGACGACCAAAGAGTTGAAGCGGCATATGGGGCCACTTACGGGTTTGATCTATCTTGAGAATGTCAGGATGGTAAAGCCGAGAAAGAATAAGAGTGTCCAAAGACCTAGGTGGTTTGAACCATCCATAGAATTTTTGAATTACGGGGATGTCATAGTTGATAATGTTATGGCCAATGATCGTGTCAGCTTCCTCCAGCATCGTGATAGCACGAGCAATGGGTTGCTGATTACCTTGGTCATTGAAGACATAAGTCTCACCGTTATCAAGGTCCTTGATAGCAACACAGTGAATAGTGGATACGTTGTTGTACAGGCCGTTGGTTTCGATGTCGAACAGGAGGTTCATTCATTGATCCGATAACTTGGATCTTTAATCGTGGCCTCCATCGCCTTGACCACATCTCCCCGAAAGGGTTGAGCACGGGCAACCATCTCAGGTGTTGGAGGATTAGGCCTCACAGCAAAACATTTATCTGGATCAGCGCCAAGATAAATAACACCATGCTCGACTTTTCCAGTAGAGAATTGCAAAGCTCGTGCTTTTTCAGAAATCGGTTGATGCGTCGAACTCTGATTCAACTTCATGTTCAGTAAATCGTGATGTAGCTAGGTCGTAGGTAAGTTCACAAGCTGGGCCAACTTCACCCGTGTAGCGGTTCTTGAGAACCCTCACGGTGGTAGTGCTGTTGGTCTGTTGATCGCGCTCTAGGGCGACGACGGCGTCACTTAGTTGAGCTATGGAAGCCGATCCGCGCAGTTGCCCAAGGGTGACGCGAGCACCTTCCTCGTGGTTCTGGTCACTAGAGGTGCGCTTGAGGTGTGACACAAGGAACATCGAGATCCCTGTCCGCTCCACAAGTGAGCGCAGACGTGTCATTGTTTGGTCAATGATTCGCCGCTCATCCCCATCGAGGCCACTCAGGAGGATCGATAGGTGGTCAAGGATGACGACCTTCACATCCAACCCCTGAGCCATGTACTCGACACGGTTGTAGATCACATCGGGATCAAACGACCCGAACCCATCAAACAGGTAGAGGTTCCAGTCTCGTAGCGTCTTTTCGTAGGCAGCTGTAAGGTCCTCACGGGAATGCTCTCCAATATGGAAAGCTTTACCTTCAGCTGCAGACATCAGCCCAAGTGCTGTACGTCTGTTGCTCTCTTCAAGTGCGAGATAACCCACTCGTTCGCCGCTGGAAAGTAGATGAGTTGCAAGCTCGCGACAGAAGGAACTCTTGCCGATTCCACTTCCTGCAGTGACCGTGACAAGCTCTCCGTATCTAATACCGTGAAGCTTTTTTTGAAGACCCTTATACGGGTACTCATGAGCACAAGGTGGGTTAGGAGTAGTGATTACCTCAAGGAGGTTCTTCGCTTCGACAATGCCATCTGGGCGGAATGGTTTTGCATTCCAGATCGCTTCTCGAATCTTTTGTGCCTCGCCAGCCTGAAGTGCATCGGAAGCATCCTTCCAATCATCGAGGCGAGCGATCTTACATTTGCCAGGTGGGAGAATGCTTGCCGCATCCTTCGCTGCCTCACGGCCAGCATCGTCATTGTCGAAGAACAAGACAATCTCTTCGTAGCCCTGGAGCCACTCAAGCTGTCTTTGAATCGAGCGCTTCGCTGACTTGGCACCATCTGGTATTGAAACCATCGGCCACCCCGGCATAGCCTCTTGACACGAAAGAGCATCGAGTTCCCCTTCAGTGATGACAACTCGCTTCCCATGACTTGGGAAGAGATGCTGTCCAAATAAGGTGTGGTCTGTGTTTTGTCCATCCCAAGAGAAAGTCTTTTCTTTGGTCTTTACCTTGGCTCCACAGCAGATCCCATCACGAGTGAAGTAATGGAAATAGAGGCGGTCTGCATCTCGATGGACTCGATACTTTTTGCAAACCTCCTCACTGATACGTCGCTTAGGCAGTGGTTCAGGGGATCCCTTCAAAGTGAAGGTCATTCGTTTTTTTGACGATGGTGTGTAATCAGATCCGTCACCAGGCTCCCAATAGTCACAGCCAAAGCAATAGCCGTGACCATCGTCGTAGCGAGCCAGATTGTTCCTGGATCCACAAGCGGGACAGGGCTCATGCCTTAGGAACTCGCTGACGGACTGCGTTTGCGATGCTTGCATAAACAGCTGCGGTGTCAACGAAATAAGAGTGCCACTCATCGATAGCCTCAATAAAAGCTTCGACTACATCATCAGGAGATAGTACGCCCTCCTTTACTGATTCCTCTGCATCGGCCAGGGTTTCAGAGAAATACTCCGACAGGCGATCAAAGGCTGCTTGTTTGTCAAGTGTCATGTCAACCATTCAACGGGAATCGAGTGAAATGCACACCAAGGGAAGCCGTGTTTCTCGGCCCACTTGGCGTAGGTGGTTTTAGATCCTTTGTAGATCTTGTTAAACGGGGATTGAAATACGAATCGCACGTCCAGTTCAGGATTGGCTTCCTTGACTGCTTTCATCTTGCGTCGGTCTTCCTCAGTGAGGTGACCTTTAGTCTCAAGATAAATACCATTAGGCAGCAAAAAGTCAGGCGTGTAATTACACCTGAGAACATATGCAACCTTGGCTGATTCGTATTCGTAGTCAACCCCCAGGTTGGTGAGAAGATCAGCGACCTTCTCCTCCAACCCAGAGCGGAAGGCCATTAGAAATCGCTGTCGTCCTCAGCGGCAGGAGCCGGGGTGACATTCGGATCATCTGCTTTGAAACCTTTCGTGGTTCCAAACAGTGCAGCGACATCTTCAGCAGCCATATCACCAGAATCAACACCAGCACTGGTAGCCAGGCTGATGATCTGGATGCCTTTCAGTTTGAGAGTGGTGCCATAAGTGACACCATCCTTTAGGATGTAAGGCTTCTGGATGAATGCTAATTTCACAGTACTTCCGCTATAAACGGGAAGTGCTGTATTTTTTACAATCGTACCCTCACTGTCAACAATCGTTGGACAGTTATCCTCAGTCCATGAGAACTTAACTTTGTACTGGTTTTCAGCAACCTCTTCCCAAGGTTCGGGCTTGAGGGTTGCCCGCTTAGGATTCTTTAGTTTCGATTCAGCCCACTTAAGGACTTCAGTTCGATCATCTTCCAGTTTCTGGATGAGATCATCAGTAAAGATAGTGCCAAGAGAGTAGCCATACTTACTCGGCTTCATCACAGCCTGATAACCTTCAAGGACAACAGGCTTCTCAGTGACGATAGTTTTGGGTGCCATTAACAAAAGAAATAGGTGGAATCAAGGACGGACTCAAGATCGAGATCACCAATGATGGGTGGTTCGGTCTCGGCGCCGATAGCTTTAGCAAAGTCCAAAAGGAAGTTACTGTCAGCAAATAGTTCGTAGTAAGTTTGTCTTACTACACGATTAAGTGTTCCCATGTCTGTCGCTCTGCAAAGAACGGAGTCATGGATGACGGTGAATGGGGCGTTGAACTTAAGGAATGCAAGGTGAAGAAGACTTGCATCCAGGGAGTGGATGAGGTTGGGAGCAGTACTAGACCGGTGACCATTGACATCAGGACCTTCAAGACCTGTAGTCAGGTTGATTTGACAACGGCCAAGGATCTGCAGGTTGATTCGTTCAATAACACGCTTCCTACGGTTCTGTTTGACAACAAAACCTGAAGGTGTCTCCCACTGCAGGTGATCAGCACCACGCTTAAACGCAGCACCAACCTCCTGTTTGATCCAATCCATCACCTGCATTGGGCCAGGGACTACCTCATACATCGCTTCCCTTACTGCGTTGACAATCAAGGTCAACTCCTCAGGGGTAAACTCAGCACCTTTTTCTTTCAGCGCATCACGGATGTACTGACGATTAGAGTGCTTAGTTGCGTTATATGGAATGGTCATTACTGTTCGCTTTGTGACCTTTCGATCCAGTAGCGCAGCAAGACGAGCGGGAAGTTTTGGCTTAGCAGTTTCAGCCACCACCTTGTAAGCATCTTGAGGCTCTTCACCTGGCAAGACATTTACTAATTGAGCAGTGGAATGATCTCTCGCCAAGCCAGCCAGGATCTGTAGTCCACTACAGGTGGCGTCAATAGCCACAGGAAGGGATGTCCAGCTTCTTGAACAATCAATCACTGTTGCATAGTATTCCTCGCAGCTAGCTAAGAACTGCCAAGGCTCAGACGCCCCCTCCCATTCACATAAATTGCCAAGTGGATCAGTTGCCACACGAGAAATTAAATTCAAGTTGGCTTCGACCCAATCATGCCGCTCTTTCATAGTGGCTTTGTCAAGCCCGTATGTCGT